CTAGAAGTTTTCTACAAAACCTAGAAGTTAACTAAGTTACAGCGTGTCAGAGGGTAGCTATGCTCAAAAAAAAGAGCCAAGTTTTCTTTGGATAATTCAAAAAAAATTAGTATATTTGCAGTATGAAAGATAAAAGCATTACTCAAGAGATTATATACATAGAGAAGTATAGGGTCAATAGCTTTGGTGAGATTTACAGTATTAAAACTGGTAGAAAACTGAAACCTGATTGCTCGTCTAAATATCATAGAATACAGTTAGGTCGCAAAAACAAAAAGGAGAGTGTGCATAGGATAGTAGCATCTCTGTTTGTGCCTAATCCAGACAATAAGCCTTGTGTCAATCATAAGAATGGAGATAAATTAGACAATAGAGCTTGCAACTTAGAGTGGTGCACTTATTCGGAGAACGAGATTCACTCTAGAGATGTCTTAGGAAAAAAGTACGCAAGCGGACTTAAACTGCCTCAGTCTAAAATATCAAAAGAAGATTCTGATAGAATAAAGAAGCTGTTTGATACTGGAAAATACACGAAAACAGAATTAGGTAGAATGTTTGGTGTTTCACGTAAAGCTATATATAGGCATATATAAGCTACTTAGATATATTCCTATACTTTTCCACCCCTCTAGAGCCAAAGTAAGCAATATATATTCCAAGCAACAAAGACTTAAGTAGCTCAATCCATTCAGAAGGCACTGTGACAGTGTAATCAAAGGAGTCTAAGTATATTAATACTACTGTAGAGATTGTTAGGAAAACCAAACTTAAAGGTCTGACATTTTTAGACAGAAAACTATCTGCCAAATTATCACTTTCCCATCGTCTTGTTACGCTTTCCATCTCCTGAATATCCAACCTCATAACGGTCAATGCAAACTCTCTTTCAGCGTCAGTCATACCATTGTCTTTGTTAGCTATAACATCTATAGCTGACTTTATATCTCCTGAAACTAAATTACCTATAACCTCAGCAGCCTTGTCAAACTTTATAGAGCGTAAGAAGTTACCTACCTTAGTGCCCTCTCCGTTATTCTTTTTTTTATAATCTCCCATTAGTAAAAGTTTTCTTTTTTAGTATAATCCCATCTAGCTTTCGTTCCTCTTATATCGTAGTGAACAAAAGTGTTATATAGTCCTAGACCGCCCTCTTTCATACAGCCTTGCTCTATCAGTTTTTCTATAATTAAGTACAAGTCCTCAGTGTCTATGTCCTTGACTTTTATATCCGCAGCTTTAGCTAACAGATGCTGGCTTCGTACTGAGCCACCTATAGACTGATTATGCTCTGGAGTTCTGTAGCTGCTGTTTACCTTAATAGGTTCTCCCAAGAAGTCTCTTAGCTCTTGTAAGTTCTCAGCTAACTCAATTACGTTATCCATTAAGTGGTCAGGAACTCTAGTACCGTCTTTGCACTTAAATTCTCTTAGTGTGAAGTTTTGCGTTAATCTCATCTTCTTAAATTAAAATACCAGCCTATGACTGCTCCTATAGTAGTGAATAGTCCAGCTAGCATAGCTATAGCTAACTTATATGCGTTTATAAAATTCCTGAATGTAAGTAGTCTCTTGTCTAGCTCATCAACTTGCTTCACAAGACCTTTTTTACCGATAGCTTCGTCAGCTTCTAGTATGCTGATAACCTTCTCTATTTTTTTACCATTCTCAACAAGAGACTGCTCAGTAGTTTTCCTAAAGAAGTCTACTTCATTCTCTAGCCGAGTGATTCGGAAGTCTTGTGTTTCGTCTTTACCCACTTGTTAAGGTTTATGGAGTTGTTAGTAGTTGTAGCTGTTCGTCTGTTAGAGCTTCATTAAAGACAGATAGCTCGCTAACCCTACCTATGAATGGCTGAGAGAATCCGTCAAAATCTAGGTTGTTAATCGTTGATGATGAAAATATACCTGAAAACGAACTAGAGCCAGCCTCAGTTCCGTTCACCCATAACGAGAAGTCTCCGTAACTATACTTCAAAGCCACCTTTTGACTCTCTGTAATATCTTGCAGTGTTTTGTATATTGTAAGCCGAAGAACACCTCCAGTGTGTACCTCCATAGATAACTGATTAGACGTAGTTCTATATCTTAGTGTCAACCTATTCAGTGTACTGCCGTCACTTAGAATTATGAATCTATTAGTGAGGTCATTAGCAAGTGCTGCTATTTCAGCGTACAAAACACCCTCACTGCTATTAAACGTCTGAGAGTTTCCTGAGCCATTGCAGATATCTGCTTGTCTAGTTTCAGTACTTCCTGAGGTTGGTATGTAGGAGGTTGAGTAGCTTCCTTGTTCGACTTGTGCACCCCATATCAAAACCCCATCTCTGCCATTACCAGCGAAAGTTGTAGAGCCATTAGCGCCTACAACTCGTATCTGAGCCCTTTCGCTTGTAGCACCTGACTGCGTTGTAAACGTAACTGAACATTTATACCAACCACTACCAAAGTCTTCTATCGAAGATGCTACATTAGTTTCTGTATTACCTAAACTTCCTGTTGACAAGTCAAACCAAGCTCCTCTATTAGTTGAGCCATCGTATTGCTGTATGTATATCCAACTATACCCATCGACTTTAGCGAAAAAACTCCTTGTGTATTCTGTGCTGCCTGAAGCTGTTGCAGTTGCGAATATATCTTGCGATGTGCCACTTGTACTCGGTATCATTTTAGTAGCGTTATTTTTACCATCAGGAGATATACCTTGATTGTATGCTAGTGTCGGGCCTGATTTCGTCCAAATACTATCGCTAAAATCCTCACTATAAGTAATAGTATTCGTTCTACTCGGTTCAAGAAGTAGATGCCCACTTGTGTTATCTGTAAAGTCAATTCTAGGCATATTGTTAGGTACAACCTCAATAAGTCCATCTTTGTTAACTCTAGTAGCTATAGAGTCTCTAGTGAAGTCAAAAGGTAGAGGTTTGAAGTTATTGTTCTCGTCATTGTAAGCTAAGACAGAGCCATCTTTGACCGCCCAGTTACCGTTACCAAATTTAAAAGTATTTGCCATTTTTTAGAGTTTTACGTTATATTCCTGTCCTTTTGCCATATCAAAGAATGACTCCCAAGATGTTAGTTTTTCAAGTTCGCTGTCGGTTAGTGCTGTTTTGAAAGTCATAGCTTGTTTTATCTTCCCTAAAAATGGTAATGCACCATTTATATCAAAAGATAATTCATTTAAGCCACTTATAGATTGATAAACAAAAGAGCTATTTAAAGATTGTGAAACGCCATCTATATAAACTTTCATATCGTTCTCCTTATATCTTATAGCTATTTTGTGATTTTCTGTTTGGTCAAAACTTGCGCCACTTATGTGTATCGCATCTGCAAAATCTGTCCCATTATGAAAAATCCTTACTGTACCATTATTTCGGTATTGTATCATTAATGAATTTGTATAAGGCGAACCTGCACCATCATTAATAACTATATATCTATTTACGTTTTCCTCAGCAAACGCTTGTATCTCAGCAAACAAAACACCTTCGCTGTCGTTAAACGTCTCAGAGTTTCCTGAGCCATTACAGATATCAGCTTGTCTAGTTTCAGTGCTTCCTGACGTTGGTATGTAGGAGGTTGCGTAGCTTCCTGATTCAAACATAGCACCCCATATATAGACACTTCCTGTACCTGTATTTGAGCCATCAGTATCACTTACAAAAATCTGTGAAAGTGAATTTGTGTTATTACCTACAACTGTACATCTGTACCACCCATTACCATAATCTTCTATTTTAGTGCTACTTACATTAGTTGTACTACCAACAGAACCATTTTGAATGTCAAAATAAGCATAAGAACCCGTTGAACGTAATCTTATGTATTGAGCATCTACATATTTAGCAAACACACTAAAAGCGTAATCGCCACTACCACCTACACCATCAAATACATTACCACCTGCCGAAGTTAATTGTAATAAATCAGCAGTTTTCGAACCATCAGGCGATATAGCTTGATTAGCTGCAACAGTTGAGTTACCTTTTGCCCAAGCTGCATTATCAAATTGTTCAGAATAAGGCAAGTTATTCGTTCTGCTAGGCTCTAAAAGTAAGTGCGGACAGTCGCTAACTTTACCGTCAACTAAGTCGTAAGATAGTCTAGGCTCGTTGTTAGCTACAGTCTCTATAAGACCGTGCTTATTGATTCTAGTCTGCACACCGTCAGCTCTAGAGAAGTTAAAGTCTCCAGCTCCTGAGTGAGGTTGCTGAGAGTACAGCTTTCCGTCTTTCATTGCTGCTGGCTTTATTACGACCCCAGCATTTTTGTATATATCTTGTAAGCTCATAGGGTTATTATATATGCCAGCCTCCGAATGTGATATCCTTAGCTGGTCTCACATCTTCATCTGTGTTAGTATTATATTCTGGGTATAAGTTGTCGTTATGTCTTAGGTGCTCTACTAATCTCTTAGCGTAGTAGTCAGCAGTGTCTCTAGCAGCGTCTCTCATTGAGTCAATCTCTAAGGCAGTAGGCAGAGCAGAGTTCTCAGAGGTGCTTTTAAATACTCCTTTGTTTGAGATTGTGTACTGAGAGAATGGTAGGTACTCCATAAAGCTGAACTGGACGAGTGTAGGCTTAATGAAGTCCTCTACTAGTGTCTCATAGTTACCAGCCAAAGTGCCGCCTATGATATCAGACTGTAGTCTCTGATAGAGTTTACTGCCTAGAATCTGGTGCACGTGAATATCTTGTGCAATCTTAACAAAATGCTTAACTTTATCAAAGTCGATGTTTGCACTCAGTGGAGTGTTTTTTATTAAGTCCTCTTTACTTATAAAACTTGCTACTGCCATTTTAATTATTTTTGTTTTCTATAACTAGGATGGTGACCTTTGTCAGCTCTGTCTATTTGAGCCTCAGCTACTCTCCTATCATTTTTCCATTTATTTCTCTTAGGGTCAAAGCCTTTTTTCTTAGCTTTCCCTACTGTTGTCTTATACGTTCCCCTTAAAGCGTCTCCACCGTAAGGCTCTCCGTTATTCTTAGTCTTTTTGATGTATATAACTCTCTCCCAAGTATGGTAACAGTTAACACCGCCTTTGTGCCTCCAGAGCGAATAGGGTTGCTTATTGTGACCTAACTCTGAGTTAACACCGTCTTTTTGCATTTGTAGAATATCTTCTTTTCGATATACCTTTTTGCTTCTGTCCATTAATCTACAGAAGTCTCTAGAGCTCTTTCCTCTTTTGCCGTGTCTCCTAGAGCCTTTAGCGTATCTGTAACGCACCTTAATGAATTTAGAGTCTTGTGTACTGTCTTTACGTCTGCTGTCTGCAATAGATAGAGATGTTTAGAGTGTCATTAAGCATAGCCTCATAGTCCTCCAGCTCTGTCTCATCACCTACTTCTCTAGCGTCTGCTACGTGCCATTCGTTTTCATTAACGACCTCACCAGCCTTTTCTAGGTAAACAAACATATCCGCTAAGCCATTGACTCCTTTACACATTATTTACTAGCGTTATACAATTCTATAGCGTCCTTTACAAATTTAGGGTCTACTGATAGTTGATAGTCAGCAGATAGGTTAGTACCTTCCTCTACATTGTCAGCGTCATCCTTTTCAACTGGAGCTTCCTCTTTGTTCTCATCGTAGTCAACCTCTTGATTTTCATCTGTAAACTCGATAGGCTGAGAAGTGATAAAGTAAAGCTCAGGAACTTCTCCATTAATCTCCATAATCTCAGTTAGAGCGTCTATAAGCTCGTCTTGATATGGTGCAATTACAGTAGATGTAAACAACTGAGAAGCAGTCTTAATCTCGTCTGCATTGTTTCCTAGTCCTTTACCGCTATCTTTGATTCCTAAGAGCATAGGAGATGTAATTCTATGACCTACTAGAATCTTGTGCATAGCTTCGTTAGCGAGATACTCATAGTGTGAAGGAGCGTCGTTAAGAGAGATGTCCTCTACAGTTGTAGCAGACTCTTGATTCTCGTTAAATGCTACGATAACCTTTTGACCTCTAGAACCAGTAAGTTTAGACTTTACGTCCCTTGTGATTAGTTCTCTTTGCTCAATATCTGGCACTCCGTTATTAAAGTTGATAACCTTAGTCCCAGAGAATGAGTTTTTAGTTTCGTTTAGTAAGTAGTCTGCAATCTCGTTCTCTAGCTCTGCGTATGGTAAAGCTCCTGAGTAGTCAGGTGGACAGAAGTAGTCGTAAGAAGATAGGTAAGGCTTAATAATAAAAAGCTCAATCTTCTCAGTAGAGTTACCGAAAGTAGGGATTCTCTTAAGTGAGTCAGAGCGTTTCTTTTCAGCCCAGTTAGGGTGATAGTAGTATCCCTCGATAACGCCTTCAGCGTTCATCTTCTCTGGTCTCAGTGTATTGATAGGAAAGTGCTTTACTTTAACTACTTTTCTGTCGTTTCCAGACTTATTGTAGATAACTTGCATAGCAGCCTGACCTAACATTTTACGCTCTAAGATAATCTTCTTAAGACATCTGTGGCCTATAAAAGAACGAAGCTCCTTAACCTCAGGAGAGTCCTTTTCTTTTCCGTCTATACAGATACCTTCTCCGTAGATTTGGTCTGAGATAGAACGGATAGCAGCGTTGTTAGTAGCTGACTGTAGGTAAGACTGGATTAAGAACCAGTAGTAGTTGTTATCTTCTCCGTAAGCCACCCACTCTTTACGCTTATCCTCTATTGCTTGTGGCATTTCATAGCCACTTAAGTTAACTAGGTTAAAATTCATTAGTCAAAAATTATATAATCATTACTAGTAGTGTTCTCCACATATTCCTCAATACTAGAGTTGTCTACGTCTCTTGTGCTGTTGTAGTAAAGCTTATCTTGATATACTAAGATACCTCCAGAGTAAGCGAAAACGTCATAGGTAGCTCCATCCGTCAAAGCGGTATTGAAGCTAGATAGGTCAAAAGATACACTCTGATAGTATCCACCGTCTACAAGCTCTACAGATTCAGTGTAAGCGTCACTGGACTTACCTTCTCTTACAAAGTTAAAGTCTATGATATCTCCTGAATTTGAGTTAGCGTTGATGTAAAAAGTGGCGTTTGTGCTTGTACTATCAAAATATAACATTTTGTCCTTTATTTAAAAACAATTTAGATAACACTTTGTTTTGTTAGAATTAGTGCATAAAAAAAGCCCCACCGAAGTGGAGCTCTTTCAATAGATATACTATTTTGAGCGATTAGCTTCCTACAGTTACAGAGTAAGTAGAGTCGATAGCCTCAGTAGTGAATGGAGCAAGTACTTTCTCCATTGCAACGAAAGTTAATTCGTATCCAGACTTATCTCCCATAGCAGCACCAGTAGAACTAGTAGCGTTCATCTCAGAGCCATATTCGTGACCCATTACGAAAACGTTACCGTTATTATCTTCAACCAAGATTTTTGGTCGACCGTAAGCTAACAATTTAACCTCTTTGTGAGTAGTAGAATCTTGTTTCTTTAAGCTAACAGTTAAAGTTTGCTCAACGAAAGTAGTTCCGTTCTCACGGCTAGAAGTCAAAGACTGCTCAAATGTAGAAGTACCTCTTAAGTCGTACTTATATGCGTTAGGAGTAGTCTCAGTAACAGAAGCAAGACCGTCAGAATCTAACGTAAAAGTAGCGTCATCAAAGTTAAGGAAGTAGATAGCGTTCAAACCACCGATTTGGTCTTTACACCCTTCTAGTCTCCCTAGTGAAATATTACAACTCATTTTATACAGTTTTAAAAAATTAAAAAATGAGGGAGCAGAGTTAACCACTCCCTCGTATTATATTAGCTTATTAGCTAGCTTGTGCTAAAACGATTTCAGAACCGATAGCGTAGTTTACACCAGCTGAAAAACGCATTACAACACGAACATTTTGACTTCCGTCAATGTCAGCGAGGTCAATCAACTTCACCTCATTCATATCATTTTGCAAGCCGCAGCCGAAGAACAAGTTATCTTTCTCAGCAGCAATCATCTGACCAGAGTTAAGACCGTTAGCAACGAAAAGCTTAACGCCTTCAAAGTCCATTGCAGTTTGTCCAACGTGGTAAAGGTCTTTATAACCTAGAGCAGCTTGTGCACGTACGTAAGAACGAGCGTCAGCTTGTGAGATATAGATAGCAAGACCTTCGTTTCCGTAGATAGTAGAAGGAACTGCATCAATAACGTCACCTAAGCGAGCGATGATGTTAGCAGCAGTAGTAGCACCAGTGTGAGCAACGTCAATTACGTCAGCGTCAGCACCAGCTAGCTCAACGATTCCGTCAAACTCCCCAGCGTTATCTTCGTCTCCGTTCCAGATGTTAGTCTCAGTCTTAGCAGCAACTTTAGCAGCAACGTGTCCGATGAGGTACTCAGCGAAAGACTTAGGAAGCTCATCAAAAGATGAAAAACCTTGCTCAATGCTTAGCCAGTCCGATTCGAAATCCTTCTTACAAAGTTCCAAGTTAACTTGAAAATCTTCAGGCTGAAGGTAGCGCTCAGTCAAAGTAACAGAAGATGTAGCAGTAAAGTCACAAGAAGCATCAGCGATAACGTCACCGACAGCTAGCTTTTGCATTACTTGCTTAAATTTTACGTTAGGCTTAACAGTGATTCCACCTTTATCCAAAGTAGGAGCACTCAAAAGAGCAGCAGAGATAAACCCAGCAGCTTTTTCGCCAGCGTAAGTAGTAGTAATAGATGTAGTAGTAGCCATTATTATTATTATTTAGCTTGTTAAAAAAAATTAGTCATTAATGTATTTAAACACATTGGATAAGATGTCTCCACCTTTGTTTCCTAGCTTCTTACCTCTTGGCTTAACCTCAGCTTCTGGGCTGTGAGTTAGACCTTTATCATCAACTGGAACTTCAGGTGTCTCTACCTCATCCTCTGTTTCGTTTGATAGTGAGTCTTGGATAATCTGCTTGAGTTCGTTAATCTGATTCTCAAGCTCCTTAACTCTACCATCCTCAGGAGCTTCGTTAGTTTCCTCAACCTCCGTAGAAGTTTCCTCAACTTCCTCTGTCGCTTCCTCAGTCTCTACGACTTCCTCAGCAACCTCCTCAGTATTTTCAGTCTCAGTAACTTCCTCAGTTACTTCCTCTGTCGTATTGTCAGTAGTTTCAACTACTTCCTCAGTAGCTTCAACCTCAGGAGTTTCAACTGTTTCCTCAACAGCTTCAACTTTGTCAGCAGTAGCGATTCCTATCGCTTGTGCTATCTTATCTAGGGTTTCTTTTGCACTCGGCATATATTAAATTTTAAAGGGTTTAACACTTTATTTAAAAACAAGTTTTTTGCGAATTTTAAAAAACTATGCACGCATAACATTGACAAATTGTCATATTATTAAAGACAAAGTGTCAGAGCTGAGATTATGCCCAGTCTGACTCGTTTTCGTTCTCAATACTTCTGTCAGTTATCGTAGACGTTACGGATGACGTATTTTGCCCTCCGCTAAGCCCTCCATAGCCTTGATACACATCTTGCATATAAGGTCTATAGAGAGCTGGATATTTAGCTTTTATTACCATTATGTTAATCCGTTAATGTTAACAGTCTGAATGTCGTTAGATACCATACTGTTCAACTGTAGCTTAGTATAGTTTTGGTCGTTAGGAGAAACTTCGTTTCTAATTCCGTTAGCATAAGAGTCAGAAGTTCCATCTCCCATCAACCAAATCTGAGTGTTACCATAACCATAAGTAAAGTTACTAGGGTTGTAAGTAGTTATAGATACGGAGTTAGCCCATCTTACAAATTGACCTACTCTATAGTCATCCTCCCACTTCTTAGGGTCAGTAATCATTAATTCAATCTCAGCATCAGTAGGCATAGCAAAATTTGACCTAAGCGTAGTTATCACCATACTAGCAACTTTGCCGTGAAAACTTCTGTTAGAGCCACGTCCACCGATAGTAAAGTCACCTGTAACGCTTCTATCCATTCGACCACCTGTAGATGTCCAATTATTAGATGTAGATAAGTTAGAACCTAGTGATGTAAAGCTGTCTCCACTACTCATTAGTCTAATATCAAAAGCATCAGCTAAATTAGCTGCTGTTGCGTTAGAAGCACTTAATCTAGTACCTTTATGAGCTATGTAAACTCCGTACCAGGTATTAGTTTGTATGCCACTAGCAACTCTACATTGATTTAAAGAACCTGCATTTACACGACCCCAATTAAATTGAAGCTGATTGTTAGCGTCTAATTTTAAATAAATATTATCATCTCCTGAACTAGCACCTTCTCCACTATTCCAAATGTGCTGATTAGAGTTATTTCCGTCAGCCTTAAATACTACTACAGTAGCCCAAGGACAAGATTCTGAATTATCAGCAGTTTTAGTGCTATCAGAGTTAGCAGGTACTGTAACTGATTTACCACCCATTCTCAAAGCGTTTATAAAAGTACTTTGAGATACTTGTTTTAAGTGTTCATTAGACCCACTAAAATCTAAAGCTTTAGTCCAAGGCGTTTCCATTGCTTGAACAGGAGCTACATCCGTGGCTGTAATGGTAAAGCTGCCTACAGATGAACCGTAAGCGTTAGCTCTTGTTACAGTTACAGTGTACGTAGTGTCAGCTCCAACGTCAGTAAGAGTGCCCTGTAACACTTGAGTGCTAGTATTGTATACTAAGCCACTTCCAGCTGGAGATATGCTCACAGAAGTACTGTAAGTTACGTCTACTGGAGAGATAGGTAGGTTTATATTTGTGCCTTCTTCTTGTGTTATGTTAGCTTGTGAGAACTGAGCTGGAGTTAAGTCTGCATTAGTTAAAGATGTAATCTCTGTATATGTAGCAGCTTGCCCTAGTGTTAGGTCGGCAGCTGGTGCAGAAGTTCCATTCATCACTCCGTTAGTTTCAGGCATATACCAAGTTGTATTGGTAGGGTCATCTGAGTAAGTGTGGGTATGCGATGCACCAGCTCCACCGTTTTGTTCGTCGTAGTAGTTAGCTTCAGCTTCAGTGGCAAACAAAGGGTATTCAAAGTTGCCGTCAGGAGACTCTATATAGCGGAAGTACATAGTAGGAGCTTCTTCTTCTAGTAGGTGTACTTTAGGAGAGCTAGACACTCTAGCAGATGAGTTAGCAGACTTTACTCCTAATCTAAACTCAGCACCCTGAGACGCTGGATAAGATGTTCTAGCGTGAACACCCCAACTTCCGTCATCGTTAAGAGTTTCTATAGAGATAAAACCGTTAGTGTCTAAGCCTACTCTTACCTTAACATTCTCACCGTCTAGCCAGTCTTGCTTTTTATCCCAGTTTGAGCTCCAGTGCTCTCTCATTGAATAAGAGGTGTTAGCTCCGTAGTTAGTCCAAGAGCCATTAGGAGTTGGGTGAAACCAGTGCGAGAATTGAAATCCGTAGTGTGCAGAGTTAGTTGTAGCAAAGCTAGAAGGGTTAGCGTAGTTAGTGTTACCAGAGAAGTATCCAGCATCGTAAGAAGCTTGTGTGTGTACAAGTCCAAATCCTATTTGACCCTCACCTCTGATATCAAAAGTAAAGTACTCTCCAGCTTGGTTAATTGTTTCGTCAGACAAGAGTCCAGCATAGTT